CCGCCACTGCCCGTTAAAGTGTTGGCAGTGGCATGACTTAATTCAACTCCAGTAAACTGAGGGCTATCTCCTGTTCCAACACCTATACTTGTCCTTAAAGTCGCTCCAGATTCAGCTACGGGGTCGGTAGTTCCATCACCAACAATCATTTCGCCATCAGCAAGAACAGCCATTGCTGTAACAGCTCCAGTTCCAGAGCCTAAAAGGACACCACCATCTGTTAATGTCGCAACACCTGTGCCACCATTAGCAACTGTCAATACACCAGATATAGCATCAGCCCTGTTATATGAAATTAATCTCCAATCAGCAGAAGCATACTCATAAAAACAAGCAACATCACCAGCAGCAGTTGTTATATTTGTAGCATCAGGAAGAACTAAATCTGTAGTATGATGAGTTAATGTTAAAGCCCCATCAAACTGTAACCAGACCATATAACCAGTTCCTTTTGTATCTATGCTGGTAATCGCAGTTGTTCCTGTGATATCAAATATGTTTCCTGTCCCAAGTGTTAAAGCATTTGCAGACTCTACATCACTCCCTACTGTTGGATTAAAATAACCAGTAGCATCATGCGACAAAGCTAATGCTGTGTCTAACGCTGAATCATTAGCATATAAATTTGTGTTCTCCGTATTTAATCGTGCAGCAGTTATAACGGTAGTATTCGCTACCCATGTTGTATTAGCTGAAGTGTTACTTATATACGTTGCCATCCTGTCCTCCTATTGAGCCACTGATGTAATACTTGGTGTCGGTCTACGCCCAAGAGGTTTCGCATCCACTTGAACAGAGGTTACATAAAAATCATCTCCTACGGTTGAATTGGAAAAATGAGGTCCAATCCTCCTTGCAGGTTGTCCTAAATCCAATATTGCTTCTATATGAAAGTTACTTCCAGCACATATGGTTTCGTCTACTATTGATGCAGCTTCATCAACTTTAGGGCCAAGTCCTGAGAATGTAACTGACTGAGAAGGCTGAACAGCACCATCAGCATCCCAAGCCAAAAGCAAGTTATCACTATCATCTCCAGATGTCGAGAATCCCGTGAACACAATTCTTTTAAACATTTTAAGATTAACGTTATCTCCGTAACCAGATGTCGGAAGAACAACTTTAGCTGTGTAAGCATTTCCATTGTCTCCAAAAGTAGTTTGGTTTAAATCCCATACAAATCCTGTGCTGTTATCTCCTGTTCTAACCCTGTAATCCCCTGCTGCAACTCTAACTACAGATGACACTGAAGCATCATAACCACAATTACTGTCAGGATTTTCAAACGGAGCACCCCAAGCTTGGTCTACTGGTCTGTCTATAAAATAAGGCAAGCATACGTCTACCTGAGTAGAACCAGATTTAACCATAAAGACAAGAACTGCCCTAATCTTAGGGTCATAGCACATGTGAAATTTGTTTATTTGAGTTAAATCGATATTGTCCCTTATCCATCTATCTATAAAAGCTGGTTCTGTAATAGAAGAAGCTTTGTAATCTCCTTTAGCATTAACGGTCACCAGCGAATAAATCTCACCATCATCCATCATAATCAACATATCGTTTGGCGTTCTTGCCATCACTCTCCAGTGAGCAGCTCCAGCATTAAATTGAGCCAACGTAAATCCCCAAGTTGCGATATCTGAATCAGAATCTTGGAGTATGTAGGTGTTTCTATTAGTCGTAATAAAAAGACTATCACCAAACTCGTACATACCAGTAAGACTACCACCTTCCCTTGACGCAAAAACCTGCTTAGTGTCTGAAATAAAGCCATTTGTTGCTCCCCAATCATCAGCATCAAAGATTGCACTACCAAATATTTTATTATTGGTTGTCCATGTCCACATTCTTTGGGACAACCCTCTGCCATGAATTACTAATTGCTGTGGAAACAATGAATCAGTCGCCCAATCAGGAGCTAACGTACTAACATCTGATGAACTACCAGCAGCTCCATCCCATGTCTGTAGCGTTGATGCTCCATCAGTGAACACAAGCAAATCATTCATTGATGCCATATCATAATAATTTGTAGCTGAAAGCCCTGTTTTTATTGTGTCTGTAAAATTTTTATAGACTTTGCCATCATTTCCTGCCAGCATTAGAAACTGAGTTCCTGTGGTTAGGATGTAATCGTGCATAGACATTATTTGCGGTGTTCCAGATATGGCACTTGAATTAACCTGAGCAGTTCCTCCACGCTTTCTCCTGCCACCATCCTGTAACGTGATATTAGTAGACAAATCAGTCATTACACTTGGAGGTAAACTGTCCAAATTAGGGTTATTATTAAACCCTCCAATATTCAAATCTATTTCAATTGTGCCGCCCTGATAACCCATTATCCTATCACCGATATTTCAATATTAGATAGATCCATTCCGTATTGTTCACGCATAACCAAAGACGCTAAATCGCCCCTGTATTTCTGCGCTTCTTGCGTTGCCCTGTTGTCATCAAGATTTTCCAAACTCTTGTATTTAACGCCTTGAATAAACAAACTTCTCCACCTGCGATACAAAGTTGTCATTAGAGTTGAAGCTAAGTCAATGCGAGTGAGGTCAGCATAGTACTTGTGGCGTATTCCATAACCATTTGTATCTGTAGATGACCTAAAAGGCGTTGGGAATAATATAAATTCCCCGTTATCTACATCTCCTATTGGAAAGAAATGAGAAGGTTCGCCACGTTCAGGAGAGCTTCTGCCAGAATCATGCTTCCAAACAACTGTTTGCTCTAAGTCTTTATACTTATCCACAACCATATAGACAGAAGAACTATCAGGGTCAGTCCAAGTATCATTAACTGTAGCAACTTTTGTGGATGAATTATAAGCAGTTATCTGGTTTATTTGAGCAGAGCCAGTTCCAGATAGAATCATTATTTCTTTTCCGATTAAATCTGAAGAGGTATCTCCAGAAGCAAGAGTGATGGAAGTTGAACTGCCAGCTTGAGCTGTACCAGTGACACCGCCTGTCATTAGCGTCATTGACATTTCAGAAGAGAAATCTGTAGGATAGGAGTATTTTTCAACTCCATTAGTAGTTACTGCAAAAGAGGTTGTATAAAGGGATTTTAGCTTTTTGGCAAGAGTCCAGATGTCATTTTTTATTTCCTCAACCCATTCATCTTCAGCCCTTGTAAGTAAAGTTGCTGCAGCATTACCATAGCCACTCTTCTTTATTCCCTCTGTGGCAATAATGGTTAATGTTGGTGCTGTAGGTGCAGCCATGTTGTGTCCTCCTGAGTTGTCGTAACTGCTGCTTTATCTGTTTTATCTTGTTTACACTATTTATAAACATAATTCAAACCTTTTTTTGTCGCAATGTCGTTATCCAACAATTCTTTCAGGATATCATCATACGAACCTTTGGTGTTTTTCTTTTCTGTCAAGTTTGCTGTGCCACCTGTTATCTTTTTTGTAAAAGACGTATGGTTTAATTTCTCTTCACTTAACAATGCTTTAGCTATATCTCCATGTACAGTTTTTAAAGCTTTAAACCTGCCAGCATTTTCTTCTTTTACCTCTTGATTTATTACAGGTTTCGCTTGCGCTAATCCTATAGGATTTATTTCTGCTTTAGGAACATATGTAACAGTATTGTCTTTTACTAAGTCGTATGGTTCGCAATTCCTATATTCATGTCTTTTTAGTTTTGAATCATAAAACTTTCCATCTTCAACGTAGAAATTTCTTTCTTGACCTGATTTTGTTTGCAATCCCTGCCAATGACCCATACGATTAATCTCCTTTTTTTGTCTACGATATGTTTCTATTTGGAATTGATACATTTATCCCTGTGCTATTGGATGATTACCAGAACCCAATCTTGAATTTCTATCTTCACTTTTTTTGCGTCTTTG